AATCATGCCTTTGCGTAGAGGTAAGAATGGAAAACTTGGAGTAGAAGCAACTGGTGGTGGTATTGGGAATATTGTTGTAAATGTAGATGCGTCAGGCTCGTCTGTAGAGGGAGATGAAAATAATGGTAGGCTTCTTGGCGAAGCATTGGCATCTGCTATACAATCACAGTTATTAGAAGAAAAAAGACCTGGAGGATTATTAGCCTAATGGCAAATTTCCCAAATATTGAACCAAGCTTTCCTGTTAGAAAAAATTCAAGTCCAAATATTAGGACTGTAAAATTTCAAGATGGATATGAACATCGCATAATTTTTGGCTTGCATCAAAATCCAAAAACTTTTACCTTATCTTGGAAAAATCTTAGTGAAACAGATAGTGATACGATTGAAACTTTTTTAGATGCGAGGGCAGAAGATGGTGCAAGTTTTACATATACTCCACCAAATGAATCTAGTGCTATGCAATTTAAGTGTCCTAAATGGAGTAAAAATATGCAATTTCCAACAAGAGCAACAATTCAAGCAACATTTGTAGAAGTTTTTGAGCCATGAGTACTGCTCCTGTTTTTAGTGAAATACAGAAAATAAATCCTTCAGCAATTATTGAACTTTTTGTGTTGCAGTTAGATACTGCTTTACATGGTGCAAATACTATTTATAGATTTCACTCAGGAACTAATTTAGATGCAAATGGTGAGATAGTATTTGCGGGAAATTCATATCTTAGATTTCCTATTCAAGCAACAGGTTTTGCTTATCAACGTGGTCAACTTCCACGACCAAAAGTTACGATTAGTAATGCAACAGGATTTATATCAGCAATTTTAGTGAGCGTTAATCAAGTTACAGCAGGTAATGATCTTACAGGTTCTACTTTTACAAGAATTAGAACAATGGCTAGATTTATAGATGCAGTAAATTTTAGTGGTGGCAGTAATCCATTCGGCACACCAGACCCCACAGCAGAGTTTAAACGTCAGATATTTATTGTTGATCGCAAATCAACAGAAAATAGAGAGATAGTAGAATTTGAGTTAGCAGCGGCAACTGATATGGCGGGAGTTCGAGCACCTAAAAGGCAGTGTACTCGTGCTTTGTTTCCTTCTATTGGTACGTTTAATCAATGACTTGGCAAAATGATGCGTTGGCTCACGCAAAAGAACAAGACCCAAAAGAATCTGTTGGTTTACTTCTTAATGTAAGAGGTAAACAAAAATATTTTCCTTGTGAAAATTTAGCAATTAATAATCATCAACATTTTATTTTAAATCCAGAAGATTATGTAAATGCAGATAAGACAGGAGAAATTATTGCTGTAGTTCATAGTCATCCAGTTACACCTCCTATTCCTAGTCAAGCTGATCGTATAAGTTGTGAAAATAGTAAGCTTCCTTGGCACATTGTTAATCCAAAAACAGAAGAGTGGGGTAAATGTATTCCAGAAGGTTATGTTCCAGATTTACTTGGTCGTCCTTGGGTTTGGGGTGTTACCGATTGTTGGTCGCTTGTCAGAGATTGGTATAAACAGGAAAAAAATATTGAATTAATAGATTACGCAAGAAATATGACACCACAAGAATTTCTAGAAAATCCTTTGTTTGAAACTTATGCTACTAGAACTGGATTTAAAGAACTTAAAAATGATGAAAAATTAGAAGTAGGAGATGTATTGCTAATGTCAATAATGCACCCAACTTTAAATCATGTAGCTATTTTTCTTGGAGATATGGTTTTACATCATTTAGCAGATA